GTATTGTCCACCGCGCGCTTCACTGCTCCGGCCGAGCGCCCCACGCATGAGAGAAGGTTGTCCAGATCCTTCGATACGTTGGTTTGCAGTCCCAGGTGGGGGACCATCACGGCGGAGAGTTCGGCTACGATCCCGTCGGCCTGAATTTTCAGGGCGGCGAGATGGGCTCTTAGCTCTTGTGGTGTCGTCATCTTTGTTCTTGTTTTCAGCGGGCTTTCCTGTAGCGTGCTTAATCACTGTTTGAACGTCGTCAAGATATTTACGTTGGTCCACGACAGCTTCGTACAATTCCCCGTTAGGGCCAACCGTGTCAACATATGGCACGGCGTTCTCATCACGGTTAATGGTACTCATTGTCCAAGGGTCTTTGCATTGTTTCAACTCGTCTTCAAACAAGCGCAGTTCTTCCACCGTAAGCCCAGTCCGGCTCGCAGTGACCTCACGCATGATGTCGACGTCTGCTTTGTCTTGTGGCCAACCACCCTCGCTCGAGTACCAATAAGGCTTTTCTCGATTAGCCGAGGCCCTTTTCTTCCTGACGTCCGCTGCAGGCAGTTTGTCCACATTAGTACGGACTATCATGCTGCAGTAAGCGGCCGTGACTGGGCTGAGGGCATCCGTCACCAGGTAGCCTTCAACGCGGTCAACAGCCGCATCAGGAAGAGGGATATTAGGATCCCGAGTTGTGACATGCAATTTGCGCCACGTCCTCAAAGGGTCCTGGAATGAAGTCGTTGTATTAAGTGGGTCCGGGAAGACTCGGGCAAGGAATGTTATGCCCTGGGTTGCATCATAGCGCTCTGCTTTGATGGTCAAACCCAACTGCTTGCATACTTTGGCCCATTGGCACATGTATTGCTGCTCAAACAGTGAGTCATCACCGAACGCGAGTCCTATGGAGTGGAAGGCATGATCCGGATCCAACTCTGGCACGGTCTTTCGAATGGCGCAATACTGCGTAAATGCATTCAGAACACTGTTTAGGTCGCATGTTGTCGGACTGCCGGACTTAACCCCAACGCCAGCCTCATACTTGAAGTTGAAACGTTTGGCTCTAGCCGGGCAGGACACCAAGGCGTCGCAGTACTTTTGCAACGCGGGGTCCAAACCGAAATAGGGGAATAAACAGCGCTCATAACATTACGATGCAGCCACTCAGAAACTGATCCGTCGAAATTGGAAAAATCGCCTTCCACAGGCTCCACAACACTACGCACATACTCAACTACCGTACTGGCTAACTGGGTTGGAGTTTGGCCAGGACAGAACCAATGCTTATTATGCTCATCATGCAAGACATTATCACGGAAGGACAGAGTATATCTGGAGAAACCCAAAAGATTGCGCATATCCGGGAAAGATGAAATGATCCGGCCAGCCTTCATAGTGGGCTCGTTCTTCAAGAAACATTCAATCAATTCGCGGTGCGGCATATCCAGGGTCTCCCAGACTTGTCGAACCATTAAAGCTTGCGATGGTTTTGACAGCATGTCAGCAGTTTGTTCTACGTCATACGGTAATCCA